AGGTGCCACCCTTTTGGTCGACCCTTACACAAACATGAAGTCATCTATTGTTGAAGTCAACCTTGAGCGTTTCATGGATTGTGCAGTACTAAGACCAGCCTCTTTTGCAATAGCAACTGACGTTACAGTATAAAAAATGGCGAATACTATCACATACACACCACAAGCAATTGACTTATCATTGATTAAGTCTTTTTGTCGAGTGGATGGCACAGCTGACGATACCTTACTTACGTTTCTATATGAGGCGGCTTGTCAGGAAGCGTTAAGCTATGCTCATGTGGTTTGTGGTAGCGCAAATATTACCAGCGACACAGTATGGAGTAGCAGTTATGAGCTACCCTACTGGCCGCTTGGTAGTGTTACAAGTGTTCATGTGTATATTGATGGCGTAAGCACTCAAGACACAGCATACACTTTAGTAGATGGGGTAATTACTCCAAGCATAGGATCAGAAGGCGATAGAATGACCATAGTCTATACTGCCGGGTTTGCTACTATGCCAAAAGATTTACAGCACGCTATTTATCAGCGTATAAAGTTTGGCTACGACTTTGGGGACGATATGCCCTACAATGCTGGCCCAAGATTTTTTGATCGTATTGTATTTCGTTATCGCCGTAATTTTGCATGACGTTAGATCGACACATAACCCTCTACCAGCCGACTATATCAGTAAACAATAGCGGCCAATATAAGCGCAGCTACGCAAGCGAGGGAAATTTTTACGCTCAAGAGATTATACCAGATACCGGGAATGTCGGTACTGAGATTATGGTAAACGATCAAATACAAAGTAGCATTATAGTTACTTGGCGTTTGAGATACCAAACCGCAATAAAAGAAAGTTGGAAGATTGGATACGATAGTAAATTCTACGACATTGTTTCCATAGTACCCGAAGGGCGGCTCCGTTATATTTTAGTAAAAGCTAAATTAAGAGACAATGCCACGCTCTAATACTGTATTCTTAAAAAGCCAATCCGGAAGGACTGAAAGTTTTGAGGACTTTAGAAAAAGACTTCAAAGGCTAGGTACTAGCGAAGGCATGAGATTTAGAGAAGTGCGTAAAGTGCTACTTAAAGAAGCGCAGCCATTAGTAACAGAGGCTAGAAGACAAGCGTACGTAGGCAGTAAAATAAATAAAGGCAGTAGACTAAAAAGTATAGGTAAGCATGGAACTGCATTTAGAAATTTGTATGGTTCTATTGGTAAGTGGGCCAACAAAGGCAGAGAAAAGGCTTATGTAATAGTAGGATTGAGAGGTAAAAACAAAAGACCAGCTGGAGCATTTTACGCAGTTTGGCAAATGTTCGGAGGTACTGCTAAGAACTTTAAAGCTAAAGATTTTATAGGTAAGGCAGTACGAAGTACAGACGTAGTTGATAAAGCTCAAAGGATGATGCAGAAACATATCCAAAAACGCATAACTTCGATACTACGATGAATTACTTACAATATGTATACGATGCGGTAGATGCGGCAACCTCTAAGGATGTTTTCGCCTATGCTGCTCCACAAGGACTAACAACGGATTACATTATCATTACCATTACCGGAGTTGATGTAACCGAGAGCAAAGACTGGGCAACTGCCGAAGGCATAAGCGCGAGTTTATTTTTCCATTTCTCAGATGCAGACACCGCACAATCGGAGTTAGCAACAATAAGAGAAAGCATAAAAACTAGCGCAAACTATACTGAGGCACACTTAGAGAGCTTACAGTTTTTTTATGACGATATCAACGAGCGTGTAATCATGGCTTGTGATTTTATTTTTAACATTAATTTATAATAGATTATGGCATCAATTGCAGGCGGTGAATTCCGCGTATTATTATCTAACGATGGAGGCTCCTCGTACAAGGGCTTTGCGTTAGAGTCAGATTGCAGCTTTGAGCTGAACGCTGAAACAAGAGAAACAACCTCAAAAGAGGATGCATCTTTTAGAAGTTACGTTACTTCAGCAAAGACATGGACTGTTTCCGGTTCTGGTTTGTTCGGAGATAGCGCGACTGACTGGGATCCAGACGAGTTATATAACTTCCTAGGAACTTCAGTTACTTTGAAGATCACTCCATGTGATATCGGAACTGTTACTCCTACTTCTGGAAAGCAAAACATTTCTGGATCAGCAATACTAACCCAGCTTTCTGGATCATTTGCAGATAAGGATAACGCGACTTATTCTTTTACTTTGCAAGGTACTGGAGCATGGGCAGAAGCAACTAATTCTTAAATAAAGCAAAATGGGAAAGAAGTTTACACTCGGAGCAGCTTTATTGTTCGAAGAACTAACTGGCGGCAGCGTTACGGACATGACTAAACCAAAAATAAAGGACATGTTATGTATGTTATACGCTCAAGAACATTGGGATAATGATAACCGGCCCAAATTTGAGGATTTCAAAAAGGAATGCTCTACTCTAGCGTTAGAGGAACTAACCGAGAGGCTTAACGGCCCTTTTTCCCAGCCGGCGGCGCAGTAGACGTACTGGGCTTGCTGGTCGGTCGTTTAGGGATAGCTCTAAGCGATGCAAAAAGATTAGATAAGGATCTACTCGAAGCCGTAATAAAACATGGCTTAGATGACGTAAAAGAGGGATGGAAACAAATACGCTGGCTTGCCACTATACTGGTAAACGTCAGCGGTAAAAGTGTAAAGCGTAATATCAAGGATACAGAGTTATTACGTTTTGAAGATGAAAGAAAAGATAATGGCTTTGCCGATTTTTATAAGAATGTAACTAATGGCTCAAGACGCAACGAGTAAAGTAATTTTAGGGATAGACGTTCAAGCGTTCCGAAAAGGGATTCAGAAAGTCGATAGTTCTATTAAGGGGATATCTAAAAAATTCCAAAACCTAGGCGGCGTTATTGGAGCCAGCTTTGCGGTTAGTCACATTCAAAGGTTTGGTGCAGAAGCTATTGAATTAAATTCGCAACTTACAAAAGCGGCAGCTGGTTTTAAGCGGTTTGGTGATGCGGCAGATTTAGCATCAATGCGCAAATCTACCATGGGATTAGTTACGGATTTGGAGCTAATGCAACAATCTGTTAAAGGTGCTAACCTTGGTATACCTATCAGAGACATGGGTATTTTGTTAGAATTTGCTAAACGTAGAGCAGATGAAACCGGGGAGAGTATGGATCATCTAGTTAATTCTATTGTCGAAGGTATTGGCCGAAAGTCTACTCGGCGACTAGATAACTTAGGTATCTCCGCACAAAGGCTGAAAGAAGCCGTAGGCGGTGTGAGTTTAGAGATGGCTGATGTTGCTGACGTTTCCAAAGCGATGGTCGGTATAGCAGAGGAAGAGCTTGGTAAAATGGGCGATGCTACAATTACCGCAGCAGACAAAATGACTCAACTTAGCGTAGAGTTTCAGAATGCAAAGGCAAGTGCTGGAGAGTTATTTGCAGCATTAGGATTAGGAGCTTTACAATTATTAAAGATTGGTAAATTTAGTAACGACCTCTTTGTTACACCTCCAGAACAAAAACCGGAGTTGCCAAAAACTACTGGCAAACTTGGAGGCGGTATGTTTGGTATGGCTGGAGATTTTCCAACTATTGCCAAACCAGAAGGTATTATACAGATAGAGAAAGCCAAAGTAACATTATCCGGGTTACAAAAGACTTTAAAAGATTTAAAAAACGAACTTCAAGAATTAGACATTTCGGGGGCAGAGTTTAACGCAGTATTAAACGAAATTGCTCACATTGAAAATGTTATTAAGTCTTTAGAAACTATGAATGATTTTGTATCTCTAGGAGCTAAGTCTTTTGGAGATATGAATTTAGAATCAAAAGGTTTCATAAGTCAAATTCATCAGTTTGCGCATTTACTACCAGACACCGGAAAACAATTTCAAAAACTAACAGAGATTCAAAAGCAATACGCTGAAAGTATGGCAGTTATAAATATGTTTGGCCAGCAATTTGGTGTAATATTTAGTGAGGCATTCAGCGCAGCTATGATAAACGGAGAAGATTTGTTTACTACGTTAAAAAATGGTTTTAGAAACTATGTAAAGCAAATGGCAGCAATGACCGCGGCAACGTTGGCTTTTGCGATAGCAGTAGCATTATTGACTGGAGGCAAAAATTTAAAAAACTTTGGTAAAAACTTCATAAATGCGTTTACTGCGTTTGGTGGTGCTATGGGAGTACCTTTTACCTTTAGTCAAGATGGAAAGATTAAATTTAATATAGCCGGTAGCAGTCTTGAAGCTGCTGTAAGTAGGTCAACAATAAATAATTCCAGACTCGGTGGCTAAACAATTAATCGCAACAGCTAAAACCGCTACGCATGATTTTGCTATCTGGGTAATTAATCCGGACTTTAGCCCTTCGC